CATTATAAAATGCTTGAAAGAAATAATGCTTGATGCCATGTACAGTAAAAAAGTTTTGTAGTTGTGTTACTTGTTGCACATACCTATTTGTATATTCTTCTTCGTTCCACAAATACATTCTGTAGTTGTCAAAGAAAGCCTGCATACCGCGTTGATGGTATTCATGATTAGTTTGGTTAGGCCATATAGTTGTCCAGCCATGATTGTTTTCAACTGGATCTCTATAATAAAAATCTTTACGCTCTGGACTTGTGAAGCCAACAACAACAAACAAATCACTTGTATCTTTTTTATCATGCAAGTAATGTTCTGTAATCCAACTAATAGTATGTCGTACAATACGATCGTTACTACTTGCTGGATATGAAATGTTACTGTGATCGTTGCAACCTAGTTTGTCTGCTAACAGGGTTGGCCATATACGAGGAATACGATAAGCATTGTTTTCTGGATCCCAGTCGCTTACACTTTGTGGTAACTCTGGATCTCTTACTTCGCTACCAAATGTCCAACTATCGCCTGCAGTTAGTAAATGCATCAGTATGCCTTTTTAATTTCTTGAAAGTCTGTAACTGGGTCGAGATGCTCAACACTAGTACGCCATAATGTTTCTTGTAACTGCGGTTGTGTTTGTTGCATTCTAATATTACGTTTTTCTGTTTGTTGATATATTAGTGTGCCAGGACTTAGCATACTATCAGCAGGATCTAACATGTTGCCTTGCATAAGTTGTAAGTAACGTGGAAAGCATTTCCAATTATAATATCTATATGTATCACAAGCAATATCCATTGTACTACTATCGCTCCAAAATATAATATCACTAAGTCCGTGTTTGCCTACATCAGTGTGTACAAGTCCTCTGTTGCCTAAACTATAGTATAAAGTTCTTGGCTCAATTTTTAGTTGTGGCCACTTTCTATCAGGTGGCATTAACATATCGTATCTTGTTTTGATTACACAATCGTAATCAAAGTTATGTTCTAATTCATAATTACGTTTTAATCTATTAGCCGCTTGTATACTATAAAGCATATTGCCAAACGGCCCTGCATGGTTAATGCTAGGTTCCATCTTTGCAATTACTAAATCGTGCTCACTATTTTTTACAATAGCATTAAGGTGAGCTTCTTCAAGATCACTGTGTTCGTGGTCTCCTGTTTTGTTCCAAGTGTGACAAAACACATCTGCTTGTATGCCATTAAAAAATTCTAGTATCAATGGCATAGCAACATTATATGTTCTTAACTCTCCGCTAAAACAAATTGCAGTTCTCATTGATTACCTCCTATTGTTCCGGCTAGTCTACGTTCCAGGTATTCAATTACATTTGGAAGTATAGGATCGTTTGTTTCTTCGTGTAATTCTTTTACTGCTTCTAGTTCTTCTTCAAGTAACTGCTTAACAGTTAATAGTTCATAAGGTTTCATAATCGCCACTTCCTACTACATGTTCTGGTTTTGGTCTTACAAGTTTAACAGGAGGATAAATTTGTTCTAAGTTTAAGTTGCATTCTTTTAAGTAATAAGCAAACACATGTTCCGGTCCATAATGTAAGTCACTGTTCATATTAAAATATTCTTTTGGGTGTCTTGCAAAGTGTCTATAGAAGTCACACATAATATCAAAGTCAGCACTAGTGCCTTGCCAGTAAATATCTCCAACCCTCATTCTATGTCCGTCATTGTCAAAACCTAAATGTATAACTTGAGCAGTACCATCTGTTGGTGCTGGTACAGTCCAATCCTCGTCAAACATTGTGTCCCATCTTAATCTAATACACAGATCAAATTCACTGCCATTGGTAATTTCATGCACACGTTTCATGTTTGCACTGTGCATGACTCCATAGAACTGACTCTGATAATTAACGTCATGTAGTGCTTGATCCAATCCAGGAGTAAACTCTACTTGCTCGTCAATCTTAAGTTCTAATCCAGGTAGCTCACGTCTTAGTTCTTGAAACTCATTGTTGTCAATAGTTTCAATATCGTGTTCGCCTGTTGTTACTTTAATAAAGTTTGGAGCACTTCGTGTTGTCCATGTGTGTCCAAAATAATATACTTCATGTTGTCTAAATGTTTGCTTCCAACTATCAAGACATTTCTTCCAACTGCCTCGTAGTTGCCCACTAAAACAAATTGCTATCTTCATGTGCCTATCCTCATTATGTTGTGTTTGCTTACCCAATCACTACATATACCATAACAGTTTTCTGGTACAGTATCATCTTTGTTGATTAAACAAATAACACTTATGCTTGTAACTTCTTTGTTAGGGTATGTCCAAATAAATCCATCACTGGTTAATGTTCTTTCATCGCCTTCATGCCAGAAGCAACGTATACCGTGCTCTAACATATATGCTAATGCGTTTAAGTTTTTAGCATGATTCCAAAACGCTGGGTTGCTAATAAATTCTTTTGAAACCAAATAGTCTGGGCCATCATGCCCTAACCAGATGTCGCCATCTAATACCCATACGTCAACTTCACAATCATATCCTTTGTCTACTGCACTCAGTAAGTACTCTGGATTGTTTTCACTGCTAGGTCTTGGACCGTTTACATTGCCTCTGTGTGCTATAAGTTTCATAGTGCTCCGTGTACCAAACTAAAGAATACTGCGTCAGTTTCTTTTTGAAAATTAATTACTGCACCTGTGTCGTTAAATGTCCAACCCCATTTGCCATCACAGTTTTCAATCATCCAACTTACAGTAGTTCCATTAACATTATCTTGTCTAGTTTGTATTTTATTTTTATACTGATTATTATATCCATAACCTGTTCTTGTAAGGTATGAACTCATTACCATATCTAAAGATGGTTGCACATATGATGCTTCACTTAGTGTTTTCATTTTTTCTTTTTATCTGCTTCTTGTTCTGTAATCATTATACCAAAACGCTTAGGGTTTTGATATACGCTTTTAAACCAATGACTTGCACCAGCATCTAAATTTGCAACTCTAAAGTGTAATTCATTTTGCAATCTATCTCCAAAACTTTTTATAGCATTAAGTCTTTTAGTTTTGTGTTTGTATTCTTTTAGTTTATCTTTTACAAACGGTTGCATAAAATCATAGTCAGCAATTTGTGTATGATCCCATTCATCTAAATTAGTTAGGCAAACGGCTTCTCTTGCTCCAAGTACTGCCCAGTCGCCATTCTCAATATCAAGTCCAACACTACACCACACACTTAATCGTTGTAAGTTCTTTACATGATTCTGTTCTAAAAATTTCTGCTTAGGAGGTAACACTCCTCTGTCTAAACTCATCTTAACACCTTCACGAAAGCCTGCTCTATATGCCTGCTCGGGTGTAGCAGTAACAACAACATCACTCCATGTGTCTGCCATTTGAAAGTATGTAAACATCCAACAAAAGTCAACACTATGAGCACCATCTTCACTAACATCATTTTCGTGACTGTTCATGTTTTCAATAATGTGTTTAGGCCAAAGTTTAAGTCCACCGTTGCCATATGCTAAACTATTAATAACATTATGTCCACACCAACTGAACACAAAGTCTCCTTGTGTTTCTTCATCAATCTCAATAGTTTGTTTAAAGAAGTCTGCGTGTACTACATTGTCTCCGTCTACTGTAACTAGTCTATGTGTTTCACTAATTTCACCTGCCTTATTATGAGCTGCATCAAATCCTTTAACACCTTGTACACGCTTTGCCCAAGGACATTTACTTAACAAGTCTGCCCAATTCTTTTCTGCATTAGGTTCATCGTAACTAATATAAACTATATCAAAGTCGCTAATATTATAAATCTGTTTCATTGTCTACTTCTCTATACGAAGCAAATGCTTCAATGTTTGTGTCTGTTATTAACTGACAACTGTTACTGTTGTTAAACGTAGGAACATCAATAAATGTTTCTTGTTGTGCTTGTAACTCTACAGTTAGTAATGGAATCATATAGTTGGCTCTAGGTACAAGCCATACTGTTCTCTTTGTAGGTAATTGTGTTCTTACGTTTACATAAAGTTGTCTTGTACTTTTTATAAATGTAAGTTTTGCTATGCTTGTATCAAGCCATTCAGTTAACTGTGATAAGTTCTTATTCTTTTCAACTTGGTTAGATGCAATGTCAACAACTGTATTATTTTCAACATCAACAACATAGTTGCCAACTGTATTATTACTTAGCTCGTCAAAAATATCACGAGTTACAACAATATGTTCTGCATCATCATCTTTGCGTTCTAGTTTTCCAAAGCCAAGTATTTTATTCATTTCATTATATGAAACATAAAACATTTGTTCTGCTGGTGCTTGAGTCTGAGCACCAAATATGTCAGCCATAATTTTATCTAAGTCAACGTCTTCAGACACCTGCTTGCCTTTCTAAACTAGATATTAATTCATCAGTACACCATTCTTTAACAACATAGTGAACTGGTTTAGTTTGTAAATAATTATTAATATATAAATCACCCGTATCACTAAATGCAGTATCTAAGTAATCTGTAAAGTTACTATCTGTAACTTGCCAATCAAGTAATCCTTGACACTTACTTTTTAAATGTATAAACCCAAAGTTACTTGGAGGACGAACATAGTCGTCCCAGTTAAGTGTTTTAACTGCCATGCCATATACTTCATCAGTGTATGCAACTTCATTTGTTTTGTGTCTCATAAACTCGTGTGCATACTTTTCCCAATGATGATATATGTCTTCAACTTGTAAATAAAACTCTTGTGCTTTGTGACTTTTACGAAAGTAAGTTAATGCACTATAGGCATTGTAAAAATTGTTTTGTATAAATGCTTTGCGATAGTAACTGTCGTCTGCTATTGTATTTCGAAATGTATAAACAGTATTTGTAATTGCAACAGGAAAGTTTCTAGCACCTACTACGTCCCACATATGATTTACATCTGTAGTAAACAACATGTCAGCGTCCAGTTTAATAGTTTCATCATACGGAGTCATATGATATACTTTCCATTCGTTCTGAAGTTTCCAGTTATGCATAACTGCTTCATCAGTCCATGGAATAATTTCTACATTGAATACATCTAAGTAATGTTTAGGAAGACGTTCTCTATCTTCTTCAGTCATGCCTACAGTTAAATCAGTTGGGCCTTTTGTTTGACTTGCTTTAAGACTTAGTGCTAGTGCGTAAGCCATGCGTGGATAGTCACCAAACTTTTCACTGTATTGTGCAAACGTAAAGTAACCTTTACTCATGAGTACAACTCCATAAAGCGATCATAATGTTTTTCAATTTCAACTTTGTTTACCAAGTGTACATTTGTATCTCTTAGTAATACAGGATAGTCATCAGTTTGTAATACTATCTTGCCATAGTCAACTTGCAGTATCTGTTCAGGAGGATAACTGTTAATTTGTCTGACTGGCAAAGGCTTCATGTATCCATCTTCAAAGCCTCCAAGTATGTGACTTGCTATTGCGGCAGTAACATCATTGCGATAGTAATGATAAGGAGAACGAAAAGTCTTTTTATAAAAAGCATGATTCTCTTTTACAAACTTTGCAAACTCAAACCATTGTTCAGCCTCTTTACATTTTTTAAAATACATTACTGTAAACCAATGTACTCTTGGAAAGCCATCAGCAACAACATTTTCAGTAACATGCAGTTGCGGCTTTGCAGGAAGTCTAGTACTAGTATTCATAAGCATAGGATTATTATTTCCCCACACTTCACCTAGTACACTATTTTGTATAATGTAATCAGTATCTAATAATAGTGTTTCATCAAATGGAGAAAGATCGTAAGCCATTAATCGATCAATGTTATGCCATTGAATCTTCTTAGGTTTACCATCTATATAAAAAGGGCGTATGTTTGCTTCTGCTGTAGACTTGTAGTCAACTATATGATCAAAAATACTAACGTCGTCAGTTAGTTCATCTTTGTTTGTGATTAGTGCTACCGGAACATTTAAGTAATGCTTTGCCAATGTTGCACATACTACTGCTTGTTTAACGTAATTAAAGTCTAAGTTATTATTTGCAAAAAGCAGAACACCTTTAGTTCTGTTCTGTGAAGTCATAATCTATTAATTCTTTGACCGTTCTTGCTTTGCGAATTCTGTTTACTTCTGCTAATGCTTGATTCATTTCTTGTGCAAACTTTTCCATGCACGTTGCTTTGAATTCTTTTACATTATCAATTTGTGAAGGTATGCCGTTCATGTCTGAGATTACTGCGGAGTCGTAACCAGAACGTTCTAGTAGATCTAAAAAAGATAAAAGCTCACTATCGATCTGATATAGTCCGCCAAGATGACCGATTGTGAGCTTTTCATTTATTAACTCTTTTAGTAGAGTAAGTTGATTTCTTTGAACAGTATTGTATTTCGATTGATCGAAGACTGCTTCTATTTTATTCATAAATTTTTTCCCAATAAAATAAATTATAGTAAGGACAAACTAATGCCCTTACTATTAATATACTATATAGGAGATATTAAGTCAACCTAAATTTTATAGGCCTTCGCTACTTGTAACTGTTGGTGTTGCAATAGTATAAGTAGATGACTTTCTGAATCCAACTTCGATAGTTGAGCCTGCTGACACTTCGTCAACTGTACTTGGTGCTACCGGTGTGTGGGAGTCAGTTAATGTTGTATTAAAGTACACTCTATGATTTGTTGTATCTAGTTTTGCATTGATAACAATATCGTTACCTGCATACTGACCATCACCAATGTTTGTACCTGTGAAAAGTGCGGCATATGAAGTTGTTAAACCAGAATATGTAGCACTACCACTAATTGTTCCACCTGAGCCACTTCTTGTTAGTGTACTTAGGCCCATTTTAATTGTGCCAATTTTAGTTGTAAAAATACTTCTCCAGTTATTATCCTGGTCTGTTGAACCGTTTGGATGTGTAAAGGAAATGTGTATTTCTCCACCTGTGTTAAAGAATGCATCAGCAGCCACTTGCGAAGCAAACTGAACGTACCATTCTGCGTTGATTGTGTCACTCCAAACTGCACTTCTTGTGTCAACTGTAGAAGCTGCAACAGTAGTTTGTTCTCCTGTGTCCACGTTATTTTTATTTGCGTTGATAGCCGTTACCGCTGCACCCAAGTCATATGTAGTTGAGCCTGCAGTTGAACCATCTAATGCCTCAATAGTATCACCTGTACTCAATGCTGCCGCGGGCAAGTCAATTGATGTACCTTGGTGAGTTGCGGCTAGTTTTACCGCTGCAATTAAACTTGCCCAACTACTTGCGTTAACTGTACCGGATGCACTGACACTTGACAAAGACGTCTGGCCGTAGCCTGATGTACTTTGGTATGATGCAGAGTTTCCGATGACTGTATTAACAGTACCGATAAAGGTATTGTAGTCTGTTGCAAGTATAGTATTACCTGAACTGTATGTCATTTTTATCCCCTAATTAAGATCTTTATTAGTTAGTTTATTTTTACAAAGGCTTCGATGGATCCTTCGCCTTCAGTGTATTTATTTTCAAGAGCTCTTCCAATAACATTAAAGGCCGTAATTTCATCACTCTTGGCTGCTCTAGCAATACCGTTCCCGGCACTTATTAGTCGCTCACCTTTGTTGACTTTTCCTGTTACTAAAACTGGAATACGTCCTGCCATTGCTACTGGTGGATGTGTTTCATCTGCACCTGCACCTGCATTCATTAAGTATGCTGGTCTAGTACTGATTACTCCAAAAACACTCTCACTGCCTTCTTCGGCCACTCTGGTTATCTCTTCTGCTCCTCCTAGTGCTACCACTGTTCCAGGAGCGTATGCGGTATCAGCCGCAAATCTTTCTGCCAAGTCAGCATATTGAGCTTCACTGGCTGTACCACTAAATGTGGCTGCATGTATAGTTGCATATCTTTTAGTAGTACTTCCAAAATCTCTAGTGTTGTCTACATCAGGTTCAATTACACCTTGAATAGTATTTCCACCAGTATTTAAAAGAACACCAGCACCACCGCCACCACTTAATGCATCATCAACATAACTCTTTGTTGCTGCCCCTAATGCACTTGTTGGTTTTGCGTTTAGTAATAGTTCGCTTGTTGCACCATCGATTGTCATAACCGTTGTTGAAACACCACCGTCATTAATACGGAAAAGCATGTCACCATCACTAGTCTGGTTTTTCATAATTACGTTGTCACCAACTACTTCAACTGCGAAGTCATTATCAGCACCTACTGTTAATCCACCATCATTTGCAATTCGCATACTGGTGTTAACAACTGGAGCACTATCTCCACGTAAATAATTGGCTGCCGCTACTCCCCCAAGTTTATCTGAATCATCAGCAGTTCCATGAAACTTAGCAGCCGCTAAACTACTGTTTAACGTATATCCTTGTTTGATTGTAGTAAAGCCAGTTATACCACTTTGTGGTGTAAAGTCTGCGTCTTTACTAATAATAGCAACGATAGTATCACTGTTCATCATTTGTACTACTACATGATTTGCTGAGGTACTATCTGTAATGGTTGCAATAACAGGTCCACTTTGTCCAGCACCAGAACTAAATGCAGGACCTACTAGTGTCCATGAAGATCCGTTGTAAACTTTAAGTTGGTTGTTACTTGTGTCCCACCATAAGTCACCAACAACACCTGTTGCCGGCTGTGATGCACTTGCAGTAGAAGAACTAACAGTTTTAAAAGTACTACCTGTGTAAACTTTTAATAACGCATTGCTAGAATCCCACCATAGTTGGCCAGCCAGTGGTGATGTTGGAGCAGTTGAGTTTGAAAAGTTTTCAAGCAGTGCAACATAATTTTCATTAAATGCTTCACCGTAGCCTGAATAGTTCTTTCCAATTAGTGTTAAGTCTGTGGTTGTATCAATAGTACCATCGGCAATAGTTGCCAGTACCGCACCACTTGTTTTGTTAATTGTATAGGCCATTTATTTTTGCTCCAATATATAAATGTATTTATTCGATTTTAATATATCCACTTTATTAGCTCACTGAGCTTAGGTTAGTTAACGTCTGGATTCTAACTGTATAATCAATTTGAATCAATCTGTTTAAACTTTTTTGTACTGGGTGGAACACCACGTGGGTTAACAGTTTACCTGTTCCTACTGTTCCGTTCCAGCTCTTTAATCCTAGCTCGTCAAACACATAAGTATCATCAAAGTTACTAGCATTATCGAATGCCGCTTGTCCACTTGGCTCACCATAGTCAAGTAAACAGCTAACAATAATATCTGTATAAACAAGACTTGTAGTATGGCTAACTGTAATCTTGTTTCTTACTGGATCGTTATTCAAACTACTTGTATCATCTACAACTTTATAGTAAGTTGGGTTATACAAATCTGCACTTTGTCCAGTGCTGTTTGCTGGCAAGTATGTTATAACTCCTGTAGGGTCAACACTTGTACCACCGTTCCCAAAATGCATTTCGTGAACGTATCCTGTTGTTTTATTAGCCAAACTGTTTGCTAATGCTTCACTCATATTTTCATAATGAATTGCATTGCGTTTGTTTACAAACACTTCGCCTGATTCAGGGTCAAAGATCTTAATGTGACCTTGTACTTGTACCCCACTTTTCTCGTCTGGCTTTTTTATCATTTCATTTTTCTCTTTTTTAGTATTGTTTTCCATATTAAACTTTCAACATGCACTCAACTAATTTTTCATCAGCATCTGTGTTTGTTTCAATTGCAATACCTACTAACGGACCTGCTCCATCGCTACTTGCACAACCATTTGCGTGTGCAAACACAGCTTGTCCTTTATTTATGGCACCTATAACACGGACCGGAACACGTCCAACCAATGCTATACTAACACCATCAAGTTCACTATTCATTAAGTATGCTGGGTTTGTACTTACAACACCTGCTACATAAGGACTTCCTGACCATGAAGTTGTTTCAGCGTCACTGTATACACCATCTATTTCCATAACAGTTCCTGGTGCATACTCGGCATCTGCAGTATACTTTTCTGCCAAGTCAGCGTATTGTGCCGAACTTGATACAGTAGTTGCATTTGTTACTGATAATGTTTCTGTACTTGGAACATAACTTAAAACTCCACTATCTGTTTTAGTGGCTTGGTATCCAGTGTTTCCTGGACTAAAAGTTATATAGTGTGTAGCAGTACTTGTACTGTCTTCTGTAATTTCTACTCTATCAGTTTTTGTACTGTTCTCAACATTAATACCTGTTCCGTTAACTGCAAAAGTTACTGTGTCTCCGGTAATACTTGTATCAATACCACTACCACCTGTAAACGTTAGTGTATCAGCACCTGTTGTAATAACATCACTTCCGCTATCAGAAGCAATATTAAATGTACCACTGACTGCACCTACTTGATCATCTACATATTTCTTTGTAGCCGCTTCTTGGTCTGAAGTTGGATCTACTACACCTTTAATTTTATTTGTGCCTGCATCAATATCACCAGTTGCACTTAAAATTATATCACCTGATGCACTTGCAATAGTATTTGCACTTACACTTAAATTACCTGCTTTAAGTGTACCTGCATTAAATGTTCCTGCAGTAATACTCAAGTTACCTGTACTTGCACCTGTAAATGTTCCAGTACCAACTGTGAACTCATCTGCACTTTCATCGTATCCGATAAATGCGTTTGCATCATCACCACGTTCGATAACAATACCTGCGTCATTGGCAGCCGATCCAGTTGTACCAGTTGCTAGTTCAAGTATGCTATCGCTAATAGTTGTATTAGTAGTTGCTACTGTAGTTGTTGTTCCATTAACTGTTAAGTTACCACTAAGTGTTAAATCTGCAAATGTTGGACTAGCACTTGCGTTAAGTGATATACTTGGAGTTGTGCCTTCACCAGCACCTCCACCTGTTACAGTAATTCCTGTACCACCTGTTACTGTTGCTACATAACTACCTGTTGTGTCAGTACCTAAAGTAATACCACCTGCTAGTGTTGTTGCAATACTAACGTTTGCACTACCATCAAAGTTACCAGTACCTGTTACTGCACCTGTTAGTGTAATATCTCTTGATGTATGAAGTGCTGTTGCAGTTTGAGCCTGCACATTAATAGTTGACGGTAAACCAAGTGTTACTGTCTGTCCTGTTGCAGTTGAAGTAATTTGATTTGCAGTTCCAGTTAATGTTAAGTTCTGTGTGCTAAGATCAACTGTAATAGTGTCCGCGGCATCATCAATAATGTCAAGTGTTCCACTGCCTGCTAAACTATCAACATATGTTTTGTTAGCGGCATCTGTTCCTGTAGTAGGAGCCCCTACGTTTACAATTTTATTTGTTAAAAAGTCAACGTCTCCACTTGGCACAAACGATAAGTCAACTGTGTTTGCTCCAGTATTTTGATAGACGACAATTGGTTGTGCAACAGATCTAATTGTATTAAATTCTAAGTTAACACCTGCCTTTTGTTTAAAAACTCCAACACCTGTACCTACGTTCGAACCGTCATTGGCTTCACCACCTGATGCTCCAGGAGCCGCTAGTGGTTTAAAGTTTGCTCCATCCCAAGTTAACACGTCACTAACATTTGGTGCAACAGTTGTTGTATCTACATCACTAAGAGCGTCAACACTGAGGGCGTTTACGGCTGTTCCTACTCTTGCATCTGTGTAGTATAAGTTTGGCGAACTGCCTGAACCTTCTGCTAAGTCGTTTGTAGTTTTATTTCCAAAACTTGTGTTAAATCTTGTTTCAGTGTAGTAAAAGTTTGTACTACCTTCTGCTATATTATCTGATCCTAATGTAACTGCGTCTTTAAAACCATTTACACTTGTAACATAGTCAAGTTCAATTGTGTTGACGCGATTGTTTACATCATCAAAGTTACCATCTAACTCTTCAAACGTTAGTGGTACACTCTTATTTCTTCTAAATGTAATTGCCATTTTATTTCCTTCTTACCCCTCAGTAAAATACTATATGTTTATTTATTCATTAATTTGAACGTAATTATCATTCACATAGTCTGCATTTAAATATCTTCCGTTCTGATTATATGCAATGTTAACAATAGGTATTGTACCAGCATATTCAGTTAAGAACTTTGCTTGTTGTGTTGTGTGATACTGTAAACTATCAGTTGTACTAGTCATATTATACCAAACATTATCATATGGATTTGGTATTTCCTGTCTTAGACTTGAATCAACTACTAGGTCACCTACATAGTGTCTAAATGCAATAGCAGTTCCCATTGTACCTCTACGTAGGTTACTAAGCACATTACCATCTTTCTTCCAGTAAGTAATACGCTCATTACCGATAAAGACTACTCCAGGAATGTTACCTGCTAAGTCTGGATCTGCTAATCTAGTGCCATCATCTACTGTAATTTCACTATCAGATCTGTTTAATGCTACTGCTATTTTTGTTGTAGCATCTTCGATCATTCTAGTAAATCGTGTTACGCCAAGTACGTCTTTCCACATTCTCCAGGCAATTTGCTTTTTAATTGTTTTATCGCTGAACTGATTGACAACAATAATATCATTAGTTGTAATTGCCTTTTTAATTACTAAGTCACCAGCACTGCTAACTTCGTAGTCTGTGCTAACACTTAATTTAATTCCGTTTAGTGTAACCCAAATATAATTAACATCTGTTATTGTTCTGTACAAGTCAAATAGCGGACTGTTAATAACTGCTATACTATCGCTATCAAAATTTGATGCGTCATAACTGTCACCGTCATATCCTATTGTAATGGTTACTTCACTTGCTGTCAACCCCTTAAATGTCTGTGCAGTAATTTCCAATGTATCGTGGTTACTAAATGTAGTTGTATTAAGTTTAGTACCATTAGTAACCGGTAAACTACTGTCTAATGTAAGTTGATTTCCAACTACTGTATATTCAGCATTTGTATTATCGCCTATTGCAATTTTTGAACCACTTGTTGGAGCACTGTTAAATGTAACTGTTCTTGGATCAGTTCCAACTTGTGCATCTAATGTCCAGTCTGTGTTAGCCGCTCCATTAACATATATGCTAATGTCTGAAGCAGTAATAGTTGCATGATCAATGTCTGCGTTATCTGTTAGTTCAAAAGTAGTTGTAGTTCCATCACCTGTAAAGTAACTGTAAACTGCAGGACGTAATCTATTTTCGTTTAGTTCAACAAATAGTTTTGCATCAGTCGGACCATCATAAAATGGCTGATTATCCATTGTAAATGTTCTTAACGAACCGTTCATTACAAATGTATCTTGAGCAACATGACTGTATGCAATCTCAACACTCTCATCTAAGTTAAACACAAATACATGTATATGTGCTCCAAGTGGCGGTGCCGTATTAAAAGTTAATACTCCACGCTCACTCTCATCAGCAATGGTATGATTTGTTTTAACACCATTAACTAATACTAAAGATTGTTTTGCTAAGTCTTGTTTAACAGGAAGTGTAATTTTTGTATCTGTTCCGTTGCTTATGTACACAACATCAAGTACCATATTTTGTCCAGTTGTACCAATGTTTATAATATCAATTATATCATTGTTACTAGGAGCAGTATTAAACACAACTTCAAAAGTTGAATAGTCTAATGTAAACTCATCTGGCTGTACCTTACCCTGTTGTGCAGTGTAAATCATAATGTTGTCACCATATAGATTATCTAATGGCATAAAACTAAATCTAACATCAGTACCGTTTGCTCTATGCTTAACAACATCAATCTTTGGACTTAGTGCAGTTCCACTTTCAAGTGAACTAGGTGTTTGATATATTTCCATATCTAAACTGTCAAACACTCTACCCGGAATAAACTCTTCCGGTGAATGTGAATTGTATTCATCAACAAACTTGCCGCCAATGATATCAATGTCTTCTGGTCTTGTTCCAAGTAAACTATCACCAAATCTATTTTCAAGTACTTGTGCTACTGTTAAACCTTCTGTTAGTATAGTTTGGTTTTCTGTGTATCCAGACTCAACATAATCAAAGTCTACAAATGCACCTGCCTCTAGTTCAGCACCAGTAATAGCAATATTACTTGCAGTAATATTTGTATCAGCAACACCTGAAATCATTTTAATACCTTCAGGGCCTACTTCAAAGTTATCAAAAGGTACTGAGTCAAACCCGCCTCTTGCATAGCCAGGTTCTTGATCAAATGTTGGTCCAATTATTTTATTACGTGGATATTCAATTCCATAGAATAAATTTTCTAATTGTTTTGCTGGTTGTGTACTTGTTGGTTGATAGTATGCAATGGATCTATCCATTGCGTTTGTAAATGTTTCATCAGCAATAACTGTCAAGTTGTCACTTGTAAATGTTACTCCACTAGTAAAGTCTATATTGGCAGTATATGCTTCGCCTAAGTGTGTAATCTTATCTCCTGCGTTATATGAAGTTTCTCCTGCCCACTCCTTAACTTCGGAAGTATACTTTATTCTATCAAACTTTAAAGTACTCTCAAATGTTCTTATTTGTTCATTACTGAGTCTTGCATATGCTTGTGCAGTTGTTCCTGCACTATCACTAAATGTAACTGTTGGTGTTGAAGTATATCCAGTGCCTGGATTTGTTACTGTAACACTAGTTACAACACCTGTATCAATAACTGCTGTTGCAGTAGCACCAGTTCCACCACCACCACTAATTGTAATTACTGGAGGAACAGTATATGAAGTTCCTGCATTTTCAATTACTAATTCTTTTACAATAAATGTTTTGTTTGCATTGTATGGACTGTTTATACCTGCTTGTAGTCTTGCAAGGTCATCTGCACTATTTGTATTTGGCTTTCTGTAAAGTCCAAGATTAGTATCATAATAACTTGCAACATCAAAGTCTGTAACATCACCATCCCACGGCTCAGTATTATCGTAGTTTAATACATACTCACGTATCTTTGTATGATAAGGTTTTGCTTCGCTAATAAAATCATTAACGTAACTTTGATTATCTCTTCTGTAATATGGTAAGGCATCAAGTGCTCTAATGTTATGATTAACACTTACAAAACTTGTTTTAAATAACCAGTCTACATAAGGTTGCTCATCAAGTATATAATATATTATTGCCATAATTAAATTGTTGTACTTAATTTTTAAGTCTTCAACAAGTATATGGTTTAGTACACACTCGATAATTTTTCTAGTTTCAACTTGTGGCTCTTGATCAAATAACTGGAAGTCAAATACTTCACTATCAAAACCGTAACGGTTCTTTGTATAGTCGTATAAACTTGTTCCTAGTTGTAATGTACCATTTGCAATACCAACTGTTGTGTACTCTTCACCGTTATAATATAACAGTTCCCATGCACCACCATTATCAACTTTAACAACTTCGCCACTAACTACTCCAGTTAAGTTAACTAAGTCTTTCTTTAAGTCTACTAAATGATTTATATATGTTGTTGCACTATATCCTGTTGCATACCAGTCTGTATAATTCCACTGATTCTTAACATCATAACTTTGTAACTTTACAAGTGTCCATGTATTATTTTCTAGTTTAGAATATATACTCCACAAGTTTTGTACATTGTCGTCGTTTGCTACAAGAACTCTCCAACCAGTTGGGCGTTCTCTAAGTCTTACAAATCCTAGTTGTTCTTGATTTTCAACACGTTGGTTCCACTCGCCACTGTTTACTGTTGGCTCATTGTCTTCTTCAAGTAATCCACTAATGTCTCTACTAATTGCAATAGGGTTTGCAAGTAATATAGGATTAACAACATCGACAAATGTTTTTAATGCTGTGAATCTATTAACAAACATACTCTGTCTTGGACGGAATTGTACGCCGTGTTGTTGTGTAATATTTAAATTAGTATCTGGTACTTGATTACCTTTTGTATCAGCACCAACTAAACTATCTACAAGTTTACGTTCTATGTTAGTAGGTAATGATTGTTCTGCATAACCTTCTTTAATAATACTCCACTCAGTGTGTAACACTTGATCGTTTTTCTTAACGTCAAAGTCAACTGCAAGAATAGTATCATTGTCAATAATATCACTGTTTATATTGTAGTTAACAATATCACTTGCACTTGCAAATGCCACATACTTAATTCCGTATGTTGTAGGATCTACAATAATTTGTGCAACGTTGTATGGACTTACTGTATGATTTTCAGTAATGTCTCTAAGTCCTCTAACCCAGAAGTAATACTTTGTTGTAGCACTTTGGTTAGTATAAGTTGTATTTGTAACAAATAAATTTTCGTTGTAAACTACACCATCACCGGAGTATGCACTTGGCACTACGTTACTTTCAACCCAACTATAAACATCAATAGTACTTCCAGGAAATACTGTACCCCAGAATGTGCTACGGTATGCCCAGTCGCCTTGTTCTGCATAGTTGTATTTTACAGTTGCAAGATCCCACCAAATTTTACCAACTTGCTTTGAACTCCAAGTACTTGCACCTTCGGCGGCATATACTGCTGGATCCCATAATGTTTTGTAATCAATATTTTCATCTGCTAGTCCTGGTATCTTTCCTTTAATAGGATCAATCCAGTCATAGTAATTAATAATTTTATTTGTTACTTTGTTGTAACTGAACACTCTGTTAATACGTTTTGGGTCAACTAATTTTGACTCTTGCTCACTAAGTTCAAACACACTGCCGTTAAGTTTATATTCAAACACACGACCTGAGTTAGTATAAGTGTTATCATCATATGGAGTTCCAACAAAAATTGTTGTTCCTACTACTGCAAGATCAGAACCAAATTCATCATTATCTTCAACAGTTGTATTTGCTAACTTTTGTGTTTGTATGTAACTATCGTTTATTGCTTGATACACATAAACATTACCGCCACGTTTTCTTCTGTCAACAAATTCAGTTGCTTTACTATCAATAGTTAATTCGTTACTATCAAATGTACATGCTGAATCAAAAATACTAGTTGGTGCGGCAATACTTAATACACTTCCATCACTGTTAACTGCAATGGACTTACCAAATTGTTGTAAGTCTGTTTGTGCATCTTGTGTAATATTATGAACTAGTGACCAGTCATTGTTTGCATACTTGTGTACACTTACTAGTCCACTTTCACTTTCAAATCTATCTAAACCTGGACTACCAGCAAATACTTTTAAACCGTCATGTGTTATTGCAACATCTGTACCGTAAAAGGAATATTCGCCTGTTACTGATGCAGTTAATGTTTTTTGTAATGTCCAACCAGTTCGTCCACTGTCTGTTGTAGTTGCACTATCGTCTGTTGTTAATAATTCACTGTCCGCAGTTTTAAAGTCTACTGTTGCATCAGCAGTATAAATGTAAACTGCACCACGTTGTGTTCCTGCACCGTCTTCCTTAGGTGCACCAACAACAAATGTATCACCTGTTGTAGTTGTATCAATACTTGAACCAAAGTCTGAACCACCATTACCGGTAACTACTTTTCTTTGGATTATGTTTAATCCTGTGTTTACTTTTACAATACTTGATAATGGCGGAGTAACAGTAAATGTCATTAACCCATTTACAAGCGTATAGTCTACACCTTCAATTTGAACTACGTCTTCTAGTGTAACATTTCTACCAGCAAACATTGGTACAAGTGAAGTAACTTTATTAGAACCGTCTGTAACTATTGTATCTTCAACTTGACTAATTTCAGTAACACCTACTGCTTGTTCAATGTCTAAAATATAAACTGAAACATTACCCGGTGAACCAACAAACAGACGCTTACCGTTCTTACTAAACTTTACACTTTCTCCTAAGCGAGTAGCACTTGTATCACTCCATGCAAGTCTTAATTCGTAATCGCCTGTAGTTTTGTTTAACTTGTAAACAAATACTGCACCTTGTCCTGAGTTTGTTCCTGGTGCTCCAACAACAACTGTTTCTTCAAATACATCTACACTATGTCCAAACTCTCTAACTGTTACATTAGTTGGAACAAGATTTGTACTTTCACTTAACTTACCTTCAACGTTTGGTGTATACACTACTGCTGAACCGTAAGTTGAAACAGTTGGCATACCAAACGCAGCCAAGCTCTCATCACTGTTTACTGCAATGCTATGTCCAAAGCGTCCATCTGCAAAACTGTAAATGCCAGGAGTGAATGTATAGTTGTTTACATATTCTTTTGTTTTTTCAAATACTGCCCACTTGTCATTGTAATCATCAATGAATACTTTGTCATTTAATTTCCAGCCACGTGTCGGATTAAAAGAACTAAGTGTAAGTTCATCTGCAAAACGTATACTGGTAAATTTCATTACTACTGCTTCACCAGTTACATCAAGTCCTTCAACTTTCTCATCTGTTTCAAAACTTTTTAAGCCAGTTGATCTTAGTATTCTATGTACGCCACTACCTTCTCCAAAACCTTTGATAACAATAAAGTCATCTGGCTGAAGTGTATGTTGTTCGTCTGTTGTCCATAGTATTGTATCGTTGTTACTTGCTTGTGCAGTTGTTACAACTACCTTTGTTACATCTAAGTAATACATGTTCCAGTCAAGTGTAAGATCATTAGCAACGTATAAAACGTAACCAGTATCCATACTAGCAAGACTTGAATCTAAGTTTTGATAAGAAGTAATATTAAACAGTGTAGCGTCAGCATCAGTTAATTTTGCATAACCGGCATACGGCAATGCATCACTAATAATTCCATAATCGTCACTTAGCGGTATCCACTTGTCAGTTATTGTAGGAGGTGCTTCGTAAAATTTATTTACAAGTAAGTTGTTGACACCTTCTTCTTTTTGTTCTATACTAGGAATAGTATGAATTACTGAAGGATTACCTTTTGTATCATTTTCTTTAAGTTGTATTTCAACTCTGTTGTTTACATCAGTACCGCCATACTCACCACTGCGTATTGCCCATTCTTCAAACATATTGATATCTGAAGTTGTGTTATCTAACTTAGCACGGAGTAGTTTGTCAATTGAATTCTTAGTACCCTTCTCACGTATCATACCTTGATAAAACTTTATCTGTGATGTATCGTTAAGTCCTAAGTTTTCTAAGTAACTTCTTGATTGATAACCAATAACACTCTTACCAAATCTGTCAGCATCACTTTCTAAGTTGGATTCATCTAAATCATAAAATGATTCAAAGTTTCCACCTAGTGTGTCCCAGTTAGGTAATAAGCCTAATTTAAAACTATCTGTTGGTGCCCATTGATTGTAATCAAATGCACTACCACTTGTGTGTTTTTGTACTGCGGTATATAACTTATCATTATATTTTACAATAGCACCTTTAGAGTAATCTGTATTTTGTATAAACGGATCTACAGTTCCACGATTTAAAATAAATCCTTGTGCAGTTAAACTTCCGTCCCATCCTTGTGTTCTCCAACCTACTAAACGTAATCTGTTTTGTCTGTTGCCTAGTTCTGGTTGATATACAATATCATTAAAGACTGTTGTATTATTTAAAACTAACACATGCTCGTATTGTACTACTTTAAGATCTGCGTAATAAATTCCTCCGGCATCTGGTGCTGGCTCTAATTCAAAACTGCCGTCTTCTCTTTTTGTTTTATAACTATCTATTGTTAAACTATCAAAGTTTTGATTTAGTACTGACTTGCTACTTCCTAAGTCAGTAACAAGACTGTCAATCATTCCATCTTCACGATTGAACTGTAAAAAGTTAGCACTAGGACTTATACTAATTACTGCACCTACGCCCCAGTTCTGCTTATTCCAATAAGCAAACTCTTTACCACTCATTGCCCAGTTGGCAGTAGTTGTTCCGTTGGCTACTTCTTCTGTACTGTTATCAAAGTCGTAACCTATTAGCGTTAAGTAACGTCCGTAACTAATTAAGAAATCAAATACTTGTTGCGGATTACTTAGCTCAGTACCATATGCAACCTGTTGTGTAAAGTCCTGTGAATCTTTATATTCATAATAACGATCATCTAAAACTGTGTGTGTTTGTACGTTGTTACTTTGTATACTAGGTATAACTGTAAAGAAAGGATTAGTATGATCGTAACCATATAACAAGTAACCTGTATCACTTCTTTGTACAATTACTCCACTGTAAGGTGCGTTTATGATAGGTCCTGTTTTTTGTACATGCAAACTATAGTCTTCATCAGGTATAATAACATTTTCACTAACTGCGTTAGGACTTACTTGCTCAGCAAGTACTTTTAAGAATTTTTTATCTGTGTAACTGCTTAACTTACATGCTAAATTAATATCCAACTTGTCAACAATATCTTCGAGTATAGTTGTTGATAGTCCTAAAAACTGCATGTAGTTTCCAACTAATGTTGAATAACCATTTACAATATTACTATCTACAAACGGAATTTTAAAGTCAGCTCTTTGTAATTGTTTGTTAGTATTGATATTAACAATATTATTTGTTAGTGTACTTCTACTAATAACATCTGTATCGTATGTCAATCCGAAATACTTTGCAGGCTTCATTAAGCCCATTGCAATTTGACATATAAATGGCCATTCACTACTTTTCATCCAGGCTGTCTGTGCAGGCCCAAAATCATTTAGTGTCCAGGAAGCATCATTGTCAAATACAGTTGAACCTTTGGCAAGTGTTTTCCACGGTGAACGTAATGTTCCGTGTTCATCTACAGGAATCATACTTAGCAAATCAGGACGAGCATAATTTGTGTTTATTGTGTGCGTGTCACTAATTCCGTCACTGTAAATCTTACCATCACGTAAGTCTTCCCACAATACTAAGTTTCCACTTGCATACGGAGCCGGACCATAACGTTGTGTCCACCAACTAGGCATTTCACTATAGCCTAACATCTCCCACGGATGTGTGTCTGGTCGATCAGTATCAAAGTAAAAGTTGTAAATGCCTCTCCAGAAACCAGGAAGCAGTTCATCAGTTATTTTGTCATTTAATTTATTATAGTTCCAACTAAATTCATTACCAGTGGAATACTCTTGATTGGTTGTCCAGTCAACTCTATTTTGTATTGCCCACTTTAGAAAGAACTTTGCAATAATATTATTCTTTTCTACTAGTGAGTAACTTGTATCTCTCCAACGTCCAGGCATAACATCATTGATGTCTAACACTTCTGACTTGTATGTTGCTTTGATGTTATTATAAATTCTATTTTCTAATTCAATTAATATATCATCTAAGTATCCGCCAAATGCACGAGTCTTACTTCCATCATGTCCTTGAATCATTTCTACATCATTAAAGTAACTTGTATCAATATATTTTACAGGCTGGTACTTTGGGTATAAGCCTAACTTACTTGGTGTAGGTGGAATATAGTTTCCAGCAGTATTTGAATAGTCAACAATTTTAATAACGTCAGTCAATGCTAGTAAGTTTTCTTTAAACTCTACTGCTGCTCTAATACTACTAAATGTGTAATCAGTTCCGTGTTGTAGTTGTACATTATTACGATATACTAGTACACTTCTACTACTGTTTGTTTCAGTTGAAAATAAACTTTCAAACTGATAACTGGTTTGTCTATCATCAGTAATAGTATATTTTCTAATCTTTTTATTAGTACCATGCCCAACCATATCACTGTGATAAAATGGAAACGTACTGCTTTTTGTATTGTTAATATTTGCAAGTATCACATCAACTGCGGCAGGAATATCATCAAAGTCTAAGTCTAGTGTATTAGCCGCTTGTATAAATTTTTGTTTAAACTTGGCATACTCACTTGCATTATACTCAACTGACTTAACAAAATTTAAGTTATTGTCTTGTAAGAATATACTTGGAAAAACCATTCCAGCACTATGATGTAATATGTTACCAGCATGTTCGCTACTGTTAATAATATCTCTTAAGTTACTAGCACCCGGATATACACCGTCAAAGTCTGTAGCAGTTTTTAATGTAGTACCTACATGGTTACGCATTTGTCCAAGCGTAATAGTATCAAACTTAGCGTTAAAGGCATTGTTACTTAAATTAACTGGTACTTGGTAATTGCCAAAATCTGTTGCAGTATTACTTAATACTTCAATAATAATTTGTGTTTTTGCAGTTGGTGCCGTTGTAAATTCAACAACATTTCTACCACCAAATGTTGTTGCTGTCCAACCTGTTGTTACTTCAACATTATCTTTGTACACTATTACACTAGGACGACTTTCAGTTGATACAATAGGCTCGGCTCCTATATCAAACTGTTTTGCATCGCCTGATGCAATGTACATAACTTCTTGATATTGTGTACTATCGTTTATTACTTTTATCCAACCGTCTGTGTATTGATGTGTGCCGTTACTATCTGTGCTACGAATAAATCCAGTGTTAATACTTTTAGTTGTACTACCTGATGTTGTAGTATATACAAATGAGTCAGTACTATAATCGTTATTAAAAATAATATCGCCAATGTTACTAAAGTTTCTATACTTTAATGCAAATCCTAATTCAGTATCACTTGCACCTGTGCCAACTGCATATGAAAATAGTTTGCTACCTACAAAGTTATTTCCAACATATGTAGTTGAATCATTTAAACTTACTCCGTTTGCATCAAAAACATCAAATAATGGTGCTTGGTTCACAAGTGTTTTTAACTGACATAAACTCCATGCAGTTCCAGTCCACTTGTAACTTTTTCCTTTTTGTTGTATTCCTTGCTTAACTGAAAACCCGGTATCAACTGCAATTATATCTGTAGTACTTTCAACTAATCTAATTTCAGTACTACCTGTATTTTGAAAGTTAACAATATTAACTGTGTAAACTTTATTTCTTACTTCTTGATTTGTGTCTGCGGCAAAAACAACTCGCATACCTTCAGTTAATAGTACACCGTCAATTCTAAAACTGTTTGTATTTTGTACTATACTTAATGCATCAGTAGTAAAATTGTCAACTAAATCAATTGGCTCTAAGCCTTGTCGACCGTGATTAAAAAGATTTAAGTTTCTATTAAACTCAATAATAGGTCTGTTTGCTCTACTAACTTGATCTAGTGTTGGAATAGTTTTATTATATGTTGCAATAGTATTAACAACTTCTTTGTGGTACCAGTGATTACTTCTGCTCCACGCATTTCTGTCTACACTACCACGTTTGATAGTAACATAGTCTTTTGTGTCAGTAGTTGCTAGTTCGTAACTTTCGTGGTTACTTTTATCAATTAAAAAGATACCTTCGCCAACTCCATCAACAATAAATGTTTTACTTTGTTTTGTAGTTGGTAATACAGTTGTATCAAAACTAATATGTAGTCCGTTTGTAAACTGTACACCATTTGGACTTGTGTATGCAGTTTTACCAACAACTTCATTGTCAATATCTAGTGTTCTGAAGTCAGGATCAATTAATTTAATAATACCGTATCTTGTAGCATCGGTACTATCTTGATAGTATAGTGTGCTCATCGGTGCAGTAATTGCCGGTACTACTTGTAAACTGTCTACACTTGGATTTCTATAATATTCTTTTGTGCTATGAAGCGAGCCTTCATTTATTTGTACTTTTTTATCTACATCAATTGCTTGTATAGGTAGTAATGTAATCTTGCCACTACCGCCAACTTGTATTTGGAAAATACTAAATCTGTTTGCTTTAGGCAATACAGTTGTGGCATCCCAATTAGCATCATCTTCAGTTGACTGTGTAAAAATTATTGTTTTGTTTTCAAGATATAACTGTCCGTCAACACCGCCAAGTTCCTGTATTTGTGTAACTGTTTTGCCGTTAATTTGTTTATGTGTTAAATCACTTGCTAAATCAATTGATGCAATATTAACTAATGTTTGTGTAAAAAATTGTTGATCTCTTGATTTAGGAACATTGAATGTTACAGTTCCATTACTTTGTCCGTTGTTAGTTACACCAAAAATATCACGTGTACTACGATTAAAACTTATTAAACTTTTGCCTGTGTTGCCCGGCTCTGTCTGAATCCAAAACTGACTTGTTTGGTCAACAGTAAATGTATAACTACCACCACGTACCAAATATATAGTTGGATTTTTAGTAGTGCCGTATGTAGGACTTAGTGTGTAATCTGATAAGCCTGTATGTGTAACTGTGAAGTCTGTGTTAATAGGAACGTCATTTGCACTAACGGCAACAGTTCCTGGACCGTCTGGTAACCAGTAGTACTCTCCAAAGTTAATTAACTTATCGTAGTCACTGAATCCGCCCCAGTTGTAATATTCTTGTTCAAATAATCTATCGTGTCTTGTTGCATTACCGCCATTAGCAGAAATGTTAGTAATTAAATCATCATACGTTACAACAAATTCAATCTCGTTATTCTTTTTATAAACTGTACTAGGCTCTAGTTGAAAGTTTTGTCTGTTAACACCTACTGTACTAATATATGGATCGTCAATACTATAACTAGGTCCACGACGTTTACCAACAAAGCCGTCAATACGCTCTAAGTTCTTACTATTAAGTAACTGGTCTAGTGTAGCATGTAGAAATTTTTCGTTCTTAACTGTTTGTAAAAACTTAGGTAAAAACGAACTGGATTTACGTTTGGCCATTAGTAACCACTACCTCCACTGGATGTTGTCGTAATAGATGATGTTCCGCTTGTTGTTGCTGAACCTGTATATACTTCACCTGTTGCTTTAATGTTAGAAGCCGTAATAGCATCTATCACTGCAACGTCGTTAACTGTTGCGGCGTTAACAAATATTTCATCATGTTCGCAACTGATTTGATATAAACTACCAAATGCTTGTGTTCCACTTGTTGGAACAATCACAACACTATTTAAGTAAGGTGTAAGAGTAGTATGTAAGTAAGCACTTAGCTCACTAAAGAAAAATGTTTCACCAAAGTCCCAGTTTTCAACTGCAAAGTATTCATTAAGTGCCATAACTAGTTTTGATTTAATTTCACTGTCACTAATACTGTAACCTGGATTTTTAACTACTTTAAAACTTGCACGGAGATTAGCATCTGCTTTTAAACCAAACAGTGGCTTAAACTTTGCACTATGCATTACAAGTGCATCACTTAAACTTTTGTAACCTTCTAATGAGTTGAACTGACTTCTTAAACTATTTACTGTTGGCTCTGCTGGCAAACTAATAGTTGCAGTTGTGTCTTGTACATACTCAACATATGCATCACTGTAGTTTTGTGTCAGTAAGTATATGTCAATGATGTTACCCGGACTTGGGTCAATACGTCTATCGTTTGGTGCATGGTGTGAGTAATGAAACTTAATTGCATCACGTCCTACACGCACTTGGTAATCAAGACTTTCAACTGCTAATTTTGTTCCAGTTGAATTGCTTATTACATAAAATTTATCTTCAGTTACTGCATACATTACTTGATTTGGTAACAAGTTACTAATTTGTGCATCAATGGCACCTTTTGTTTCATATGTATGATTTACTGTACCGGCTGGCATTGCTACATACTTGTCAAAGTTATCATAGTCTGCTTGTCTCTTTAAAAATACAAACTTTCTATCAGCAACTGGTCCAGTTGGATCATCAGTGCCAACTACCATGTCAAAAATATCTGGATTGTCAATAATGCCGTCATCATCCTGATCAGCAAACGTTATTAAAATCTTTGTGTTGTCATTGTAACCATCAGACTCAGTTACAACATTGTAAACGTTCCATTCAAGATCTCTTATAAGAGGAGACGCAGTTACTGGATCTGCATTTACACCTAATACACTAATTGTATCTTTCTTTGTAAGTCCTGTTACTGGATCATAAACTTTGCTTGTCTTGTCGTGATAGAAACGTGTTTCCTGCTCACTAGTAAAGAAGTATTCAAGTCCTCTATATGTAACTGTGTAAGTGCTTCCGTCTGTTGTAAACTTAATTAACCAACTAGCATCTTTGTTTGTAGTTGATGTGTCTTCTGAAAAGTCTCTACTAAAAGTATTGCCTGTGCTTATGTCTCTATTTTCAATAACATACCAAACGTTATCTAAATAATCAAAACCTATTGCAAAGTTTTTATACTGTTTAATGTTTGTAAAAAGTGTACTTTCAAATGCACCCGGTAAGTCTGACTTAAAGCCAGGTAATATAGTTTGTGCTATTGCAGTTGATGGAATGTTTTCATTTAATCTAATTGCACCAGTTTGTGCAGTTACTAGTCCATCAGCGGCACCTATGCCATTGTTATTAATACTAACAATACCGCTATACACATTTTTCATACTTCCATAGTGATTTGGTTCACCGGACATTAATGTTCCGTTTTCCATAAAGTGCTTACCTGTCGGCGCCGCAAACTTTAACATGCCACCTACTTTAACAAAACTTCTATTGTTACCTGATGAAGTTCCTATTTCTAGTACTTCTCCTGCATCGTTAGTAAAGTATCCAGTACTATAGTTGCTACCAAAACTTATACGGTTCCAGTTAACATTACTTCCTGTTAATGCTTTACGTTCGTAGTTTGCAAAGTAAAAATGTTCCATTTCATTACTACGAAGTAAGGGCTCAACAGTATTTTTAAGTATGTTAAAAATATCGTTATCTGTAACCCATGTAAATGTTACATTGTTTAAAAATTCGTTTCTGTATAACGCACCATCGTTAGCATATATGTTTGTACTAGAATACTTTCCAGTTACATCTTTAACATCTAAGTATCTACTAATACCACTACTTGTTCTGTTAATTGCTTTACTTTTAATAACGTTATTAAAATTAGTTAATGGAAAAATATTATAGTCTTCACCATTAATCATTCTGTTTTGTGTGTAATACTGTTGTGGTGCTTTTGATTTAATATCTGCGATTGTATCTCTTGCACTTGCATTATCAATTGTATATTGTAAACTTAGTCCTACACTTAGTTCTTCAATTGATCCAGTCTTACTAACGTAACTTATATTAAGTTTTAATCCGTTAATATCATTTGGCTTAATACGATATGATCTTCCGTTACTTGTACGATAGAATGTACGGAAACTACCATTTGGAATATCTGAAAATACTCCATCTCCAAATACTAAATCAACTTGATCATCTGTTCTACTGTTAACTGCAAACAAAGAACGTACACTTTCACTTAAACTATTATAGATAACATTGTTACCAGTTATAGCAGGAACCTTAGTCCATTCTGTGCCAGCATCTGCGTTTGCATCAAGGTTAAACAACCATACATCATCATTGTTAATTCCGTTAACATCAATACTAACAACACGATTTGACAAAGCAGTATTCAACTGAAACTCTGAAGTTTCAAGTGTTCCTTGCTTGAAGTAAAAGAAAAATCCAGTATTACTTGATCCTGCTCCTTTACCATCTTGTCTGTAAAATGTATTAAATGTATCACCGGGTCTAGGTGCTGCTTCATAAACATAATCCTTGCCCTGAAATGTACCATTAACAACTTCAAACGTCATACTCTGTCCGGCAACATCTGCAACAAACGGTACAACAGGAATTGTATCTGGTATTAAATTAATTTCATATATTTCAGTAGTAATTCCGCTTAGTGTTCCTTTTAAGCCAGGATTACCAAAACTCTGCGAGCTTGTCATAGCGGCATTTAATATTACTGCATAGTGTTCTAAATAGTCTGGGTTTGTACTATCGTTCCAAACAATAAAACTATCTGCTAAATTTCTACCTGTACTATCAAACACGCTTTCACTAGTTTGTATACTTGTAATTTTTAACATACCACGTGCAGGTTGATTACGTTTCGGATGATAACTTAATAACTTTGCTAAACGTAATACACTATCACGACGTTGTGCAGTTTCTAAGAAGTTTTCTCTTGCATTAAGATCTTGTCTAAAAGCAAGACTTTGTCCAAAGTATGCAATAAGATCCATAAGTGCAATAAATTCACTACTCTCAATGTAGTCATTAAAGTCTTCAGGATAGTTATTGCGAAGATACTGTACCATAGTGGTACGAAGTGTTTCAAAGTCATAACTTTGAAAATCTGCGTCTTTGAATGTTTGATAAATCTTTGTCCAGTCTTCTGAAACAAATAAACTATTTTGACGTTCACTAGTGCTCATTTAAATATACCCAGTTCCTTATATTGTAGTATTTATGCGTTTTATAAAGTGCGTATATTATTAAGCAGTTGCTTTTCCACTTTGACTATCAAACGTAACTACCATGTCTTCGCTATAGTCACCATCGGCATATGCTATTGCTAACTCTACTTGCAGCCCATGTTCATACTCTGCAACATCTAACGATCTTAATACTATCCTCGGATCTGATTCAACAATATTCTGCAAGTTTTCAATAACTGCATATCTTACTTCATCAGTAAAAGGATCAAAAATGTAATCCCATATTATACAACCAAACTCAGGATTCATTAATCGTTCGCCTAATCTTGTATTAAAATGATTAATTAGATCAGCACGAATTAATACTTGGTCTGTTGCCGCAGTATCTACAAAATCTCTTCCAATGCTTGTGTAACCGTAATAGTTTGCCATATCAATATTTACCTATGCTTTTTTACTCTTCTGCAAGTCTATCAGGACTAGCAGTTACTATTTCTGCAACGTAAGGTGCCTTGTTTGCTATTTTATCACCTAGTCTTGCAACTGGTTTATCATTAGCAAGTACGTTAGGACTGCCTGTAATAATCTCACCGTGGTGTCCACAGTCAGTTAAAACTAAGTCACCTAATCTAGCAGTACCTTTATTGTTTGTTATGTCGTCTGGACTTGCAGTAATAATAGTGCCACCAATTTTTAATGGAATATGACTAGGGTGACTGCACGTTCCAAATGTTCTATCACCGAGTCTTGCTACTGGTCTTCCCATTATGCCGCTCCTGTGTCAGTCCATTTGTTAGAAATACTATTCCAAGTTTTCCTAGCAATAGATAAGTTATTACTTGGTCGAGGTGCTTCTTTTACTGATCTGCGAGATGAAACATTGGCAAAGTCATCAACCCCAAATGCATTATTTAAATCTGTCTCAGTTCCGTATACTCTTGTTGTTCTTGCCATTTTTGCAAATGATTCGGTTGTTTCAGTTATGCTATTAGCAATGTCACTGAACGAGCTTAGATCTGAAAGACTTGTAATTTTTACATCAACGTTTTCTACAATGTCTCTAAAACCTTGCAACTTGTTAACTCCATCAAAGCTCAATGCTCCTGCTGAGTCAACTGCTTTTGAAACTCCTGGAAGTGATAATCCTTTAGTTGCCGCCATTGCTCCGTCAATGCCTGCAAACTTACCAATAGAACCACTAGGGTCTCCCATACTAAGTGCATCACCTAAGTTTCCTGGTGTTTTAATTCCTTGTGCTTTTATAATATCAGTTTCTAGTCCCATACTTAATTTGTCTTTGTTACCTACTGATATTTCTCCAAGTTCTGCTTGTGCTTCAAGTATAGCCGCATCAAGTTTTGCAAGTGCTACCATTTCAGCAACACTTCCATCCTTTAATGATTCAAGTCCACTAGCCATACCGTTTACACTGCTTAGTGCAACACCGGCTACTGCTTTCATATTCTTAGTTGCTTTGCCTACTGCCGCACTAAGACTGACTGGAATAAGCGGACCTCCAAATACAGGAATGTCTGCACTTGGATCTGGTGTTCCTGTCTTAGCCTCAACTACTTTTTCTTTACCGTTTGGAAAACGTTTGTCGATGTCAGCAGTTCTGCCATACATCATTACTTGTGTTTTATTGTACTCAACCTCTTTGCTTGGCAACTTATAATCAATATTGAAGTTAACAACTTTAAGGTTAGGCTTTATCATGTAATTTTTTAATGCCATTATAACGCTATTTTCTCCACTTCTTCTTCAGGTATCTCTTCAACTTTTGCACCGTAACGTTTATTCAACTGTGCTTCAGTTCCGTATACTCTAATTAATGTTGTCTTTTCTTCAAACGGACTTTCGCCTGCTTCTTCATTTGCACTTAGGTTTCTTACTTGCAATGTTTCAACAACATCTCTAAAAGGCTTTTTACGATCAATATTAAAATTAACAAGTGTGCCATTATCTTGTATACGTCTAGTGTGTCTTGGCACTTTACTTTTAACTTCTTTAGTTGCTTCGCCTACTGTTCCACTTGCTTCAAACTTACTGTTGAGCATTGCTTCTTGTATTCCTTTACAACTTAATCCGCCTGTAACACTAACCATGTCACCTAATTTTTCAACACACACGTTAAGTTTTTCTTCTGCTTTTGTCATTGCATCTGCAATAGCATCACCTGGTGTTTTCATTTCTGTAATAGGATCGCCAAACTCATCATACGTTGGATGTCCGTCATCATCCATTACAGGTACAGGAATCATTATACCACTTCCTGCTGATGCATTTACTTTAGTTGCTTTACCGTCAACTGCATCCATGTAATCAATAAATGCTTGTTCAAGTTTTGATTTCATCTCTATCTTGCCAGCATCAGTTAGTTTTGTTAGTAATGCGTTTACTTGATCAATCTTGCTAGTTGCAGTTTCTTTAGAAGCAATTATACTACTCATTGCTTCAGTTAACTGTCCTGCGGCGTCTTGTGTCTTTGTTAACATTTCTGCAGTCTTTACTTCTGTTTCAGCAGCCGTAATTGCAGTTTTAATATCTGGTGTAATTGCGCCAATAGTTCCCATAATGTTACAGGAATCTCCGCCTAGTTTAAGTGTTTTGTTTGCACCCTCTGTTAGTTTTGTTAAGTTGGTTGCCACGTCGGCATCCATATCAAAGTTAAATGCTCTACCGGCAAAATTAAATGGCATTATTCGTCTCCTCTACTCCAAGGCTCATGTTCTGGAACCACATTGGCAATACTGCTTAGTACATCTTTGTTATTGTTAGATCCTACTAAATCATTTGTTGTCGGTGTTGACGCAACTGTTGCCTCTGGTCCGTTATGATGTATGTCACTATCTAATGCAGTGAACTTTTGATCTTCAGCAGTTCTAACATGCAAAGGTCCTTCACTTTGTATATAAGTTCCTTTTTCACTTACTGCATCTATTGTTCCATCCTCAGCATGTATTTTTACTGCGGCTTCTTTTGATTTTATATTTACGTTCATGTCTGCTTCTAAATTAATATTACCACCTGCTTGTACATTAAATGTTCCTTCGCAATGTACACTAAAGTTTCCTGCACTATAGGCATTTGTATTTCCAGTGTTGTCCATTTCAATCCAAGCATTACCACTTGCAGTTGCAACATATACAATACCTTTTTTATCGTCCATTAAGATTTGATGTCCTGTACTTGTTCTTAAACGAATCAAGTTACTATCACCTTCAACATCGCCGTCGTCCATAATAAACATGTGACCTGGCAAACGTTCCTTAACTTTTAAATCTTCTTCAGTTGCAGTTCCTTCTTCCATTCGTTCTTTTAATTGAATGTTAGTTGCTGGATCAGTGTGTACAGATCTTCCCGGAGTGCTTATTCCATAAACTGAACTATTGTTTTCTCTTTGACTACTACTAAAACTTTGTCCACGTACTGTATCGTTTAATAACCCTTGTTGTTTAAATATTTTTAATAAAGGAATATTAACTGGTCTTTGTAGTACACCTAGTGTGCTTCTAGTTTCATCTTTAAATTTTGGGTTTCTTTCAATAACCGGTAAAATATCTCTGCCAGTTTCTGCTGCTGGTAAAATATCAAATACTTTTGGATCTTCAATCCAGTTTTTACTACTAGGAATACCTGGAGTCATATGATTACTCATATCATCAATCAAGCAACCTATACAAACACCTTTATCTTTAACACCTTCAAGAAAAGTTACAACAACTCTAACTCCTGGATCAGGTGGCGACATCCACATTCCGTAACTGTATATGCCATCAAGTTGATCTTTACCTATATTGTCTTTATCTGTTTTGCCGTAGTATGGTGTACTCCATTGTATTGGTATCCAACTGTTTGTTGCTTGTTCAGGACCGCCAAATGCTGGAATGTATACTTCAATACGTCCTGTTCTTAACACGTCACTGTTGTTTTTAATAATACCTTCATAAGGACCTGGATCAACAATCTGACGTTTTTTCATTACGTCGAGGTCTGGATCAATCCTATTAAAAAACTGTTGTGTGGTTGTACTCATGTTGCTATTGTCCTAGCACTTTTAAGCAGATTTGTTCCTGCTTTTTTAGCCTTTGCTATAGTGCCTGGTTTAGGTGACCAACCACCTGTAATTGCTTCTACGCCTTCACCTATGCTATTAACATCACCGGGTGGAAATGCTTTTCCTAAACTACCTGCTTTGTCTATTGCATTCTTAACTGCATTGGATCCTGTTATTGTTTTATCAAAACTATCAGGTTCTAGTTTGTTGGCTGCACTAAATGGGTTACCAGGACTATTATTTTGTATTGCTTTTGTAAGTTGAGATTTAATATCCGGAGTTTGTTTAATTTTTAAATCCACACGCTGATTAATTTCTTTTACACTTTCGACACGCTTCTGGCCCTCAGACTTATCAACAAAATCAGATAACTGTCTGCCTCTTTCTCTAATTGCTTTTATACTCTGTGTAAACTTACCACCTGTAAATTTACTATCAACTTCAACGGCTTTGTATATGCCATTCATAGTAGGTGCAGTAACTTCTGCAAGTCCATCTTTGTCATGTCCAAATCCGCTATACAATCCTGTTTCGGTATTAATATCTTCTGGGTTTCTAAATGATAATGACAAATGCCACTCTCTGTCTGGATTTAAAGATTTATCATCTGGAAAGTAAGTTGGTGCTTCTGATGTAGCATTGCTTACTATTCTTAAATCTTGTGATTGTATAAAAGCAGGATCTCCTATAATTTCAAGAGATACTTCAATTAAATCTGCACCTGTTGAAAATACATCTTGCATAAAGTTATCAACAATCATTGAACGTGGGTCGCTTCTAGGATCGCTTATTCCTTTTGAACTTCCAACATCTATTACTGCTTCTTTATTAAATGGAGCAATAACACTAACTGAGTTAGCATCTGTCTTGGCTAAATTACCTGCGGCAAAATCTGATGGATCATATGCAGACTTTTGTGTTGGAGACTTTTTTGCCTTTTCTGCAATTTGATATAAGTTTTTTTGGTAATACGCACTATTAAACTGAATGTCAAAATTTAATATGTCGTTGTTCTGTCCTGTGTATAGGTATTTATAATCTTTAACAACGTCCTTAATAGGTGCCTGGCCAAAGTTTTCAAAGTCTTTACCGTGCATGTTATACTTTTTAATTGTATAGGTCATTTTTCTTGCAAAGCAATTTCGCTTTGTGTCCCACTTATCTAGTAGTGTAATCTTAGGAACAATTCTGTAAAAGTTAATTGGTGTGTCTTCATTTTCTTTATACTGACTAAATTGTTTGTCAGGTACTAATTGCAAGTTATCGTTCTTAACTTGGTTTGTCATGTATGTGCTTGTTCTCATTATACTGTGAATACACTGTATTAGGTTTGTACCTGCACGTATTGAATAAGACTGCTTTGACTCATTATAATTAAAGTTTTTTAAGAACTGACCTTGTGCCTTTTTAGCAGGATCGTTTTCATTTTTAATTTTTCTATATTCAACAACATCTTGTAATGTAATAGTTGATGTAGAAATATCAGGATCTACTACAAATTCATATTCGTCAGCGTATAGTTTAGTTCCTTGTTTTACTTGCTCTTTTTCAATTAAATTAAAATAACCTGCAAGTCCACCTTGTACAACGTCTGATCTGATTGCGTCTACTATATCCTCTGGGTCGCCCATTGGATTTGTTATCTTCTTTCTGTACTTGGTAAATGTTGTAATATCACTAGTTAGAAATTCTCCAATAGTAGTTGCATTAACTTTAACATCAGTTTTAATTGTTGCTTTAGTATTTTCTAATGCTAAACTATGATAAGGTACACATTCAATGTTGTAAACTGTGCCTGCCTCAGTTGCTCCAAACGTAAACTTTTTTATTTTTATAGGAATATATCTTGTTGATTCAGCGGATGCTTTTTCAATTAACACGCCGTCTTTGTCATATCCTTTAAAACTTACTTTTAACAAATATGGTTGATTAGTATAGTTATAACCGCCCATTTCTTTAGCTGCCATTACAAGTCCGTTGAGTAATGTCATTCCGTATGGTTCTGTAACTGTAAAACTAACTTCTGTGTTTACACTTCCAACATTACCGGCACCCGGTGCAATTTTACTAGCAATCTCAACATCATCAATAAAGTAATCTAACTTAAAAAATTTGTTTCTATTCTTTTGACTACCGCCACCTGATTTAATTAATAGGCGTCCGGGTAAGTCTTCGACAGTAAACTTAGGGTCTTCTACAAAATTATTAAAATCATCTACTCCTAAAACAAACAACTCAAAATGATATGTATAACTTGCATATTCATGTAATACGTTTTTCTTAAACAGTGCTGGAATTTTAGTTGTATCTTTTGTTTGTGATCTTTCTAGTACTTCAATTGCCTCATCACTTAGCTCAGAATCATCGTCTGCTTGGCTGAGACGTACATTCTTAGTTGCAACATCTTTAGTTACAACCGGAGCCTCTTTTTTTGTTGGAGTAATTTCTACACGTTTTGTTTCTGTATATGAAAATCCATCTTTGTCTATACCTTTAGTAACAACTTGTTTATATTGTTTCTTAGTAGGATCTCCTATTTTTTCTTTACCGCCTGAACCGGAACCAGCAATACCTTGTGACTTTCCGCCAGGACCGCCAGTTAGTGCATTCATATGTTTCATTGCGGCCGCAGCATCTTTATTGTATGCTTCTTTTTGACTTTCTGGTACTAGTTTACCCAAGCCATTTACTAAGTTTTGAAGTGCCACGTTATATTCCTAAATCATTAAATAGTCGTTCTTGCTCGGGTAAGAATATACTAACTCCTTGCTTCATATCCCATATTGGGTCATGAATTACATTTGGATTACGTTGTGCAAATACCCACCATAACTTTGGATTATCGTATAAGTCACTCGCGAGCAAGTCTGGACGATATTCATATGTGGTGTTGATTGTTAATATTTGGTCACCTACTGAAGCACTAATTGGTCGAGGTGTTAATGTCTCTAGTTGCCTGTTAGCATTTATTCCAGTTTTATAATAAGGGCTAGTGTTACTGTACGCCATAGTGTTTCCTTACTTTATATATTTCTTCATTAGTAGGTAAATGCCATAACAAGCAAACAAGTATGCAGTTGCTACGCCTACGTCTACTAAGTGTTCTCGCATGTGGTATATGAATTCTATACCTGCTTGTACATCGCCTTCGGTTACTTTTTGTTCCATTAGATAAATCCTTTTGAACTACCGGCTCCACTTGCAAGTGTATCTAAACCAAATTCTCTTAATTGATTTCTACTGTAAACCGGTGTAACGCCTACACTTATTTCTGTTTGTCTTGGTACACGAGTTGTTCCTGGTGAACTATCAAAACCCCCTGCTGATAAACCTGGTATTGCCATATAGTCTACTTCTGCTGGTAGTGTAATCGATACGTTGTTAACAACACAAGGAATGTTTGGCATTAAATGTTGTCCGTGTCCACTTAATCTCATAATTGGAGGTGGGTTACCTGCAAGAGCTCCATCCGCTTCTCCAAACATTTTTGTAATTGTTCTTAAAAATTGTATTACTGCCATCACATAGATTGCATCAGGACCTGAATCAACAGTAAACGTCCCTGTTATTAATATGTCTTGTACTGCACTATTACTATAGAAATTAAAAGGATAATTACTATGTGTAGGACTTGTTCTTGAATAATCAACTTGATGTTGAAATGTAATAGCAGGAGTATAAGGAAATACAACTCCATTTGTCTCTGCTAACGGTGAAATTAAACCGCCAGTACTGCCATTATATAAAATTTTACTTTTAGGAGGTAAACTAAGTCTTACTCTATGGTCTGAATTTTTATTACCAACAACCGGGTAACTAGTACTCATTGCTGCGCCTTTTTTATTAGCACTAGCGCCTTTAGTAATACCAGCACCAAATAGTCTGCCAATATCAGGAGCACCGCCACCTGCTATATCTTTTATGCCAGGAAATATACCGCCTGCAATTTTGGCAGCCATTGGATTTTTGTCTGCAAACTCGCCGTAACTTGCATAAGATGGAACAGTTGACGTTGTTACACCTTTGTTTTTTGCTAATTGCGAAACTGGCTTACCTTTGGCAGTGTATTGTACATCGCCTTTACTATTTAAAATTCTACCCATTATATAAAATACCTCTTGCTCTATGTATTTATTTACGTTATAATGTACACATATAATTATAAGGAATTCCTTTATGGCAACAAAAAACTATCTTAATAACAGAGATTTATTAAAAGAGATACACAAAA